TTGTTCTGGAGGAAGGGGAGTTTCTTCTGTAGTGCTATGTACACTTTTATGCCCCAACATTTTTTCACCAAGTTTAGTTGGTTTAGTAAAAGTTCCAGAACCAATGTCTATAGCCATAGCAGTTGGATCAAAAACTTTTTCACCCATTACAGCACGTTGGGCAGCACCAACAGTACCCATAATCCCAGCACCTACAGCAGCTTGTTTGAGACTAGTAGGAATGCTAGGACGCATAAAAGGGTTAGCACCACCACCTACAACTCCACCTACTACAGAAGTAATTGGAAATTGTTCTTGCTGTTGTTTTCTAGTCTCAACAACTTTAGTTCCAAAAACTTTGTCAAATGCACTCTCAAGACTAGTAATACCTTTACTAGCAAGGTATCCTCCAACAAAACCACCTACTACACCAGTAACAGGTTTAGCCCAAAAAGGTTGAGGAAAAGCCATACCTGCTCTAGCACCAACTAAAGCACCTGGAGTAGCACCAGCAGACTCTAAAGCAGAAGCCGCAAAAGCACCAGCTTGAGTAACATCTTTTTCAGATTCTTTTTGAAACAACCCAACTTGTTGTTGAATTGTAGGGATGGTTGGTTTTTTAGAAACTGCACTATCTATAGGCGTAGCTGTAGAAGGATCAAACGCACTAGCAATAGGTTTATCTTCAACTATAGAAGCAGTAGAGGGATCAAAAGCCATTACAGAGCCTCCCACTTACCTTTTACATACCTAGCTTTATTTCCTTTAGCATCTGTGTATACCTTACCTTCTTCAAACTTTGGTTCAACAGGTTTGTTACTAGTAGCAGCAGTTGATGGTTTAGCACCACCGGGTAACAGATCAAGCATAGAAGAACCTGCTTTAGCTGGAGGTGTAAGAGTACCTGCTGGTGCAGGAGGAGCACCAGTTTCTTTCTTAGGAGAAGGTGGTTGTTCTATGTCGTAGCTTTCAAGCTCTTTAGTTAAACCTGCAAACAACTTATCCTTTTCTTTGCCTTCAGGCATACCCTCTATAGCATCAAGCTTCTTTTGAGCACGTTCTTTTTTAATACTCTGTAGTTCGTTCCAAGCTTTAGTTGATTTAAGTTCAGCTTTTGCTTCTGGTGTTTTAGCTTCTTCTATAGCAGAAGAACCACCAGTAAAGAAACTAAACATACCAGTTTTCTTTTTGTCTTCTTCTGTTGCTTTTTTCCAAGCATCCTCTGCTTCTTTAATAGGCTTTTTAAAATCAGTATCAACACGCGACCAAGCTCTTTGAGCAGCATTCCATTGACGTAACTCTAATGCAGATTCTTTACCAGCACTGCTACCACCACCATTACGCTTTAACTCAGCAATGTGTGCAACTACTTTATCATGATCCCTGTGCCAACCATCTTGCATCTCTGCAACTAGTTTACGAGTTTCATTTGTAGCTATTGTGTTTTCGTTTGAACCAGTAAGGTGCAAAGCTTCAAGTTGAGCTTTTTGTAATTTAGGATCATTTTCTTCAAAGAATCTTGGAATCTTAGATTTAATAGCTGTTTTTATATTTTCTGGAAACTTAGATATTAGATCAGTTATTTGTTCTGGAGTAGCGCTTTTAATAGTAGCGTAGGCATCTCCAATAGTCTCTCTATTAAGATCATGTTTTTTTAGTTCTGTTGCAAGTTGTTTGGCATCATAAGTTGCCGATGCTACTCTCATTTGTGCAGCAGATTCAGGATCAACTACATCCCAAGCAGCAGCTATTGCCGTAGCTTGTTCACTTGGACTTTTTGTAACCCAAGTAGGGTCTGCCATTAATTTTTTAGCAGCATCACTTTTTTCAGTAGTTACTTTAATACCTGATTCTAAAACTATGTTAGCAAGTTTAGTTTTTTGTAAAGTAGCTTCTTCTTGCTGTGCTTTAGCAGCAGCTTCTTGTGGAGCATAAGCAGCTTTAAGACGATCTTGTTGTAGCTTAAGTTGTGTTTCTTCAGCAGCAGCAGAAGCTTGTTGTTCCACATAGGGAACAGCAGCCATAGTTTGTTGTAACTGAAGGGCAGCCTTACCGCCTTCAGCTAGGTCTGACATTAAGAAAGCCATAGTTTACATACTCCAATCAAGAGCAGGATTACCAGCAGAGTAAGTACTAGGCATTTCTTGAGATGCTGCTTGCACCCAATCAGGGTTGTAAGAGCTGTAGTTAGTGTTACCACTACCAGCATATAGCCCTCTAAGTCCAGTAGCAACACCACCTAAACCTTGCATAAAAGCTTGGTCAGATTGGTTTTGTGCGTTAAGTCCCAAACTAGCAGCTTGAGCAGGATTATTAACAGCACCACTACCTTGTGCAAGACGGTTCATATAGTCAGTCATAAAGCCATAGTAGCCTTGTTGTCCAACCTTTTGAAGTGCTTGTTGTTCACCACCTGAGTACAGTTGCCCAGAAGCAGCAGCAGCCCTTTGAGAAGCTTGCATAGCTGGTTGCATTACACCAGTATTAAACTGTGTATACCCCGGCATATTTTGAATGTTACTAGGAGCACCTGGTTGTAAAGCACCAGCATACATTGATCCTAGTTGACCACGGTATTGTGAAAAAGGATCAGCAGCTTGTTGAGCTTGAGCACCAGCACTGCTGCTACTACTAGTTAAAGCTTTGATACCACCAGCAATACCTACTACAGATGCAATTGTTCCAAAAGTCATGATTGAGTTTCCTTATTTAATTTAAGCAAGTCGCTTGTAGAGGACATTAGACCCAACTCTTCATAGGTTGGAGCAATAACTTCTTCTTCCATCTTGCTTAAGTTTTCTTCGCCTAGGTGCTTAGTCATGTGTACTGTTACCCAAAGGGTATCTTCTATAGCATACACAGACCGCTTAAGACCTATCTCAGATACAAACACACAGGGAGCTTTATATTCTTTAGTACCAAACTCTGTAAAGACTTTAACTTCACCCTGCATAATGAAGTTAAGATGTTGGTGGCGATGTATCTTACCAAAGATTAGAGTTCCTTTGGGAATAAACATTTGTCTGGCATAAGTACCGCAGCCATACTTTTCATCCATAGGAGTAAAGTAATGAGTCAAAGTACAGTCTGGCAAATTGTTTTCTATCTTGTTTTCTTTAACAAGATCAAACATACCTTTTTCAACAACTTGTATGTTTTCTCTAAAGGTAACTTTTGCTAGAGTATTTTGATTCACAGTTATCTCCTATAGCGTCCACCACCAACACTTTGTTCTTGATCCATCTCGCCTATCCTGTAGTCTATTTCAGCACCATCAAGACGAAGGGGTACGTTACTAGTACAAAGAAACTCCCAAGCTCTACGGCGGTCAGCACCACCTAGATATATCTGTGACCTAGAAGCATTGAGGTCAACAGACCTGTAGTTAGACCAAGAGTTGTAGTCGTTTCCTGTGTGGCGTACTTGCATAGTACCTGCCACCTTATCACCAATAATCTCTAGCCTACCGTAGAATTTACGTTTAGTGACCCCGTTGTCATAGAGGTCTGTGACTGTCCTACAGTATATAGCTTGTCCATTATCTTGGTAAGTGTTTACATCAAAATAATATATGTTTGCTGTGTCATCGTCTAACACATACGGAACAGTATTTACTTCAGCATAAAAGCTAGGACGGAAATAAGACTCTACATAAGTACCAGGGTTAGGTTGGTCACTAGAAGCTATTGCGTACTGTGTCCAGCGATACCACATCTTTTCGTTTATATCAAACACTAGGGTTTGATTAGTGTTGTGAAGAGTTAGTATGTAGAGAGTATGCCCACCAAACTTATAGCAGTAAGCAGTTACTTTGCTCATGTCATCTGCTTCTAGATGTTTGTCTATGTTGTCTGTAGAAATCTTAACAGCAGCAACACCATCCATAAGGTATACACAACGACCATGAGTTTTACTAGTACCTACCCAAAGGACAGTACCATCAGTAGCTACTATGCTATCTCCATTGGCACAACCTACTTCAGATGTATAGCTTTGAGCTACAGTCAAAGGAGAACCTACAGCAGTACCAGTGTCATAGTAAAGCTGCATACTAGTTTTACCAAAAGCTACTAAGTAGTTAAGGTGTTTAACTATGCCTACTAGGGTATCTGTAGTCTGTTCAAAGGTAAGGTAATTTAAAGGGTTCCAAGATGTTGGATCACCGACATTAGAGTTGTATATACGATTACTAGCTGTACCAATAAACACATAGTTATCTAAAAACACTGCTCCAGATACATAAGGCCCGTCAGGAAATGCACAAAGAACAGAAGTCAGTACAGCACTAGAACCATTGTCAACAAAGGTAATAGTCCCAGATACAGCAGCAGTGTTTGCAATGCTTAAACTAATAGTAGTTCCATTGATATTAGTAACTGTAGCATTAGGAGCTATACCTGTACCAGAGGCGTACATACCCGTATAAATACCTGTAGCACTTGATACAACAATAGTAAACAAAGCTATAGTACCTGTAGCAGTAGGAGTTACAGTACTGGGTTTATTAACAGTACAAGTAGGTGCAGAAGATAAACCACTACCATTGTTAGTTATAGTTACAGTAGAAATACTTCCGTTAACAACAGTAGCAGTTGCAGTAACACCACCACCAGAAAAACTTAGGGTAATTCCCGAACTGTAATTAAGACCTTCATTGTCAATACTAATGCTTACAACCTTGTCGTTAGTGATAGCACTAAAAGAAGAGTCAGACTTTTTGTACAAGTATCCGTTAACCTTGTTGTGCATAAACAAATACGCATCTAAAAAGGTTCTAACAAAATAACTTTGACTAGTTGAAGCAGACGTTGTACCTACAGTAGTAACTGCGTATCCAGATGGATCAACTTGGTACACTGTGTTATTAATAACAGAAATAATCTTGTTGTTAAAACTAGCTAGTCCTTGACTAGGTGTACTAGCAGGAGGAGTAACAGGTGTTACTTGTTTTACAAAAACAAGTCCAGGTCTTTTAACAAATTCTCTCTTTTGATCCCTAGACTCAAACACACAGTTAGAAGAATAGGAATCCTTACTAAAAGTACCATCTCGACTTTCAATAGGTTGGGTAAGAGGAATGCGTTCTGTAGCCATACTTAACCCCTGTAAGCACTATTACTAGTAGACCTAAAGTCTGGAGCAAAGAACGTACTAGAAGCTTCTACATCCCAATCAGTTAACAATGTTTTATAAGTACCTGCACGCATACTAATCTCTTGTCTAGAGTTCATAGGAACCCCATACTCAAGAGCTAGTTGATCAGCAAGGTTCCACACCAAACAGTTCATCCATTCATTAGGAAAGTCTGGTATATCTAAAGCACTAGACAAATCATTTAGAGGAAGCTGAGCAACAATATGAAGTTCCATATTGGTACTAGCGTTAACATCAGGTGTTAGGTACACATACAACACACCATTAAGTTTCTTAGTGTCATAGAAGATAGTGTTAGCTGTACCAGTAGAAAACTTAGAACCTAAAACGTTGTACTCTTGTTTAGATACAACCATCACAGGTATATCAATGTAAGGAGTAACAGTAATGTTGCGATAGAACCCTTGGATAACTTTTAGAGGTCTATCAGTAATAGCTACAGTAGGGTTAAGAGAGTCGTACATCAA